TATTTCTTCTTTTAATTCTGGGTATTTAGCGGCTAGGTCAAACTTATTAATATAAGTTCTACATAGTACCCAATCATGATATTCTGGATTCTCTTTAGTACTATCGAATACTACGTCTAATGGAGATAGTACTTTAAATTCTAGATCACCCTCATAAATGGGAATATCATCTAATATATTACCTTCCGCATCATATCTAATACCATTTTCATCTTCTTCTGCGATATCTTCTTCTTTAACTTCAACATAATCTGCAATAATTCCTCTAGTAGAATTCCATTCCATCTTAACAAATCCAGATCCCATGACGATAGCCATCTCTACAGCCTCCTTAAGGAATCTTTCAAGTCTCTTCTCTCTCATGTAATAGTCAAGTAATCCATTAGCTAGTTGAGCTTGGATAAGTGATTTTCTATCAGTGTTAATAGCTCTAGCTTGGAAACTAGGTCTAGAGGCAGTTACCATGTTAAGCATATGTGTAGCTAAATTTTTATAATGATTTACGGCTAGGTTAACAAGTTCTCCCTGTTCCCCTCCGAATGACAACTCATGTGGATTATCATAATAAATACCTGTATAAGAGCACCATGACTTCTTAAGTTTATCTAAGTATCTATTTTGCTGAATGTTCTTAAGCCACTCAGACGATTTACTCATTAAATGTTCTACCGTCTTACCAGACTCGTCTTTTGCAAAATATATATCGCTCATTAGCACCTCTCTTACTATAGTTGTTAATTATCTCTTTGTTTTAAAATTTAAGATGGATTTAACCAAATCTTGTATCCCAGATCGTTCTTCATCTACTTTTCTAGGGCTATTAAATATACCGTAACCTTTTAAAGCTCCATGATCTTTTGGAAATGGATTTCTGGACTCCATAATATTACGTATTAAATATATAAAAGCATCTAAGGCATCGGCATGTCCACCTTGAACATCTCCACTAGGAGAGTCTTTTAAATGCTTAAACTTATTTCTACCTTTATCCCATTGAGCATTGGATAGGTGGTATATTAAATGCTTGCATCTAGGGTGGATCTTAACTCTTCCTGAATGTACCCACATTCTTACTGTATTAATAGCTCCCTCTTTCCCCATCTTATCCGTAGGGAAAAATGATAAGCTATGTAGCCTTTGTAAATCGTTAATTAATTTTAAGTCATTATCCATGATTCTCATGAAAGGTCTTTTAGGTTTGTTCTCAAAATCATCCCAAAAATATAGTTCTTCTTTAAATGCTATTTCTTCTGCTAATCTTTCTGTAGTCATTTCATAACCGTTCATTACAAGCTCGTCCAATACTACAAAGTGAGCATTGATAAAGTCATAATAGCCAAATAAAGCTACAGTTAAATCCCTAAACCCTACATCCATAGCTACATAAGCATCGTAATATTCCGGTCTTTCAAATTCTTCAGTTACAATAGAATCTCTATTTTTTAAGAATTCAGGAACTACTGTTAATTCTGTATCTCTAGGAATCTCACATAAATATTCACATTTAAACTTGGGATCTTCTATTCCAGAAGGATATCGTGCTATAATTTTATTTATCTTATTTTCATCTACCATAGGAGAGTCGAATAAAGTGTACTTTACTAATCTACCATCCGCTTCCATAGGGAATACGAAATTCTCATGGAATTCATGCATAGGATCTTTATAGTTTGGTGTTGATGTTAGTACTAATCTACCATCAGTAGTATCTGTAGTCGGTAGTAAAATAGAATTTACCACGTAATCTAGATCATCCATAAACCCAGCTTCATCGCAGATCAGTAATTGAGCATAACCACCACGAAGGTTCTCGGCATTTCCATTATCCGTCCCTGATACTTGAATCTCCGATCCATTAGGAAAAGCATATACTTTATCTTGCGATTTCCATTCTGGTTTTAAATCCTCTGGACAATCTTTTAGTATTAACCTCATAATAGGCTTAATAATTGTAGTAACCATTCTCTGTTTTGGACATGCATATTTCACAATAGCATCAGGTTGTTTTATACAAGTTTCTACTGCTAAAATACAATTAACAAAGGATTTCCCAAATCGTCTAGAAATTAAGATACAGGATACATCTGTTTTGTCTTCACGAATATTATCGTAAACATCCTGCTGCTTCCCTTTTAATTTCCAAGAAAGCTCTCCCATTCTCCAAAGCTGTTCCTTGGCTTGGTCTTCTGTCAATTGACTTTTACTTTCCATTTTTAACTATCTTTAACAACTCTGAAGCTGATTTGGGTGTTTGCAATTTCTTTTTCCTATCTTCTGTTGATAGTCCTCTAATCATGCGTAAATTCTTATGTAAAATATCATAGGTCTGAGCATCGTCCTTAGTAAAACCTCCGACATCAAATAGCTTTGCTAGAAACTCAATGCCTTTAATGCATATCCGTTCTTCGTCAGTAACTAAAGATACTCCTTCAACTTCGTCCTCTAATCCGTTAGCTTTAATGACATCCTTTAGTATTCGGATGAAATCTTCCTTTTGAATCAACGATTCTTCTAGACCTTTTATTTTATATTCAAGATCTTCTATGATATATTCATTATCTGATTTTTCTTTTTTAGACATGTCTCTCCTAGAATCTTAAGTTCTGCATTTCTCTTGAGATAGAGCCTACATTAACTTGGGACATATCAGATTTTAATTTACTTATCTCGATATCTCTATTCTTAAAAGCTTCTGCTACTTCTGCTCGAATGTCTGGAAGTTCTTGCTTGTCTAGATACATTCTATACCCTGCCAATCCAGAAAGGAATCCTATAATAAGGGCATCTGATATTTGCGGCGGTCTAAAATGTGACAATATAACGTAGGATACTAGCAGTAACGCTGCTAGGTATTTATATAAATTCTTCATATTTCTCCGATGGCTTCTATTAACTAGTCTAGTGATATAGTTATTTATAGCGTCAAATTAGTATTACTATTACTTTTTATTTCTCTTCTTTATTTGATCAGTGATCGTTTCAGCTAGATTAGGTCCTTGAAATTTAGACTTAATGCCAGACCAAAAATCACTACCCTTTTCTTCTTTCTTTTTTTTGTCATCCATATCGCTAGATCCAGTATTCCTACCCATCTGCTCCCATAGACTTTTCTTCTTTTCCATTACTCGTCCTCTTTCCTGTCTCTTCGACGTTTTAACCTCATATCAAGTAACCTTTTGATATAAGCAGGGTTTGTTCTTTCAATAAATTCACTCTTGGACTCTTCCTGTTTCCGTTCGGGCATTGGTTCTTTAGCGAGTTTTTCCCTAGTTTGCTGGAGTCTTTCCATTCTTTTAGCGGCAAGCTTCTTCAATAAAGGGTCATTATCTATCTCATCCTTGGATATTTTCTTACTCTTTACGTTGTACTTCTGATCTTTCATTCTTACCTCTATATACTATAGTTGTTAATTTAAACAATACTCCTTGACAAATTACCCTAAAATAATGTATACTGCAAGGTAACATAGTGCATTTTTACGTATTTTACGGTTTCCTGCACTCTAATCTCGGAAGAGGAGCTTAAGGCGGACAGGATTCAAAACTAGGGAAAGAGAACCGATCCCACTTTCTGCCGAGAGTATTCCGATACCAAGAGAGACATCTTAAAGTACTTGAATCAGTTTTGTTTCTAGTTTTGTTTCTGAGGGTAGGTGGGTGATACGAGAATAATTAAATCCTATCCGCTTGAGCTTTAAGAAAACCTTGGACGAGCAATTACCTAATTTTAGGGGTTATATCACCCTTAAAAAAGGTTCTCTTATCTCAAAAATCAAGGTGAGGATGTGCTTCAAAGTAAAGACTTGACAGATCATCAGAAGTGGGGTAAACTGGTATGATGATAGGAAGAATAGACCCTGACAACATTCCGTTTTACATGACATTCGATGAAAAAGAAGTGGAGGAGATTGTTGTTCAGATAATATCTCTAATGCAACTTAAGTGGAAAATTAAACAGTCACAAGATGAGGATCAAGAATGGTAACATTATTACTTGTTTATTTAATAGGTCTAGCACTCTATACTACGGCACTCTCTAGGAGGCTACCAGACTCCGTATCCTACCTAAAATTAGTGACGGTTAGTATCATATACCCTGCTATATTACTGATCCAAATAACGGCTCCTATCTACCTTAAAATGAAAGTCAGTATGCACCTCTCAATAGGAATAGGAAGTGTGACAGATGAAGATGAAGATTAATCGTAGTGACAGATATAAAAAATCAACAGGGTTGTGACAGATGAAAGAACCAAAAAGAGTCCAGAAAGCGATTAACACCTTAGATACTATGTTAGAGTGGCTTCATTACTATATGGGAGACTGTAAGGAGTTTAAGAAGTTTGTTAAGAAGGATATAACGGAATTAGAAGAGCTTTTAAAAGAATTAGCCTTAGATCAGAAGCTTCAAAATATTAGATTGGCTAAAAAACTAAAGGCTTTGTGGGAATCACAGCAAGCAGAAGAATAAAATAGTCGCCCACTATATTTTCAATATAGATGTTAACCAAGGAGTCCATGAAATTCCCTAAATATAAGCGAGGAGATAGCGTTCAGACCGTATACGGAAGCCGAGCGACCATCAAGGAGTGGCTAAAAGGCTCTCTAGGTGAGGACAGGTATAAAATCCAGTACAAAGATACTCCTACTATGGTTGAAGTGCCTGAAACAGACCTAAAATTCGATACTACCGACCTAAAAGACACTCCTAAGAACAAAAAAATGGGAACACACTGTCCTAAATGTCATTCTAAGTGGAAAATAACACATATTGGGACGACAAAGTACTATGATTGTACTAAATGCAACAAAAAAGCC